CAGATGACACTTGTCCACGAAGGATTCGACCTCAACTGGGCAGAAAACCTGACCACTTCGGCACCCAACTTCTAAACGACTACTTAGGGACACAACATGGCACAAAAAACTCTTTCCGCCGGTACCAGTCCGGACCTGGCCAGCGCCCTCATCGAGCAGGCGCTGGCCGGGGAGCCGGAGGAAGCGACAGGTATCGAGCTCTCCCTCCCGGGAGACCTCGTGGTGGCTCTTCCGGGAGGCTTCATGACTGTCGACGGAGATATTATCCGCACTGCGAGCGTCCGGGAACTGACGGGCCGCGATGAGGAGGCTATCTTTCGGCACAGCACCGCCGGTGCGGCCCTAAATACCGCGCTTGTGCAGGGCGTGACGCACATCGGTACTGAACCCTGCACAGAGGCGTTGTTGGACCGACTCCTCATCGGTGACCGTGAAGCTTTGTTGGTGGGTATTTTCACGGCCACTTTCGGTACTCCCGCACCGCTGCAGGCCTTCTGCACAAAGTGTCAGGAGCCGAAAGAAGCCCTGGTCGACATCACCGTGGACATCAAACAGCGAATCCTTGCGGACCCCCTCAATGACCGTGTTTTTGAAGTCAAAGGCAAGAAGTCCACCTTCCTGGTGACTTTCCCCGACGGAAAAACTCAAAAGGAGCTGACTAACAGCGGCTCAAAGTCTGGACCTGAACTCAGCACTGTCCTGCTGCGCGGCTGCATCGTGAAAATCGACAACCACCCCGTCTACTCCGATGCCCAGATTCAAAACCTCGGCATTGCAGACCGTCGCAAGATTTCTGCTGAAATCGCCAAACGCAATCCCGGCCCCATCTTTGAAGAAACGACTGCCGAGTGCCCCGATTGCGGGGCTGAAGTGGTGGTCCCAATTAGCATTGGGGCGTTGTTTCGATTCTAACCTGGCAACATACGTCACCCTCATGACTCATTGGGTACGCCTCACCCGAGGCTTCCCCGCCTGGACTCTCACAGAAGTACAGTCGCTCAGCCCACGAGAGCGAAAGAACTGGCTTGCCCTGCTGGGCACTAACTCGGGAGACCCGCAATGAGCCTGATGGATAACCTGACTAAGGTCTTGGCGCAAGCCGAGAGCCTGGCAACAGTCCTGCAGAAGATAGACAAGTCTCTGGACAGTGGTTCCCGCTTTGGTGCCGGTGGCGGCGGCGGCAACTCTATGGCGGGAGCACTTGCGACCGTCCAGTCCGGAGCGCAGAACGGTGGTCTATACGGTGCCGTCGCGGGTGTGGCTCAAGGTGCCGCCAGCCTGGTCCCCGGTCCCGGCGGCCAAGCGCTTAGTGGAATAGTCGACGTCGCGGCCCGGTTTGGCAATGTTGCCATTGAGTCCGCAGGTACCCCCCAAGACTCAGCGGCCCGCGCCGCTCGGCTTTACTCCAGCGCCATCCGCATCGGGGGCGGGACCACGATGGAGCAGGTTCGGAACGCGGCGTTTACCAACCTCAGCGGTACGGGAGGAATGCAGTACCGGGGTCAAGATGCGGTCATGGCCCAACAACAGGTCAACTATGGAGTAGACCCTACGGGCCGCTTCGGAAAAGAAACAATGCGTCTGGGAGGAAACGCCTCGGCACTCCTGGGTCTGGACCCCGAAGATGTTCAACAGTCCGCCCTGCAACTATCCAGTGGTGCGGGCTCCGCCAACATGATGCGCCAGCTCGGTATCTACACATCCGACCCCGCCACCGGCGAACAGCTCAGTACAACGGACATCATCGAGCAGATTAAAAGCCGACTGTACACCGGCAAAGGACCCCTTACGGAAAAGGGCGTCAATGATTCTTTCTACCGCGGGGGGCTAGGCGCAAGCCTTAAAGGCCTCGGACTCGACGGCAACATGCAGGAGATGGTGCGCGCAAGCCTCATCTCAGACGCCGGTGGGAAGCCGATGGACCTGACAAACACGGGCATGACGCGAGAGCAGGCGGCGAGCAACCCCGATAAAAACCCCAGCCTGGCGTACAACCGGATGGCAGCTAACGACACCAAGCTGATAGACGACAACATGGACACCTACCTGCGCAGCATCACCAAGGCGGCTGATGTAACGGACACCTTTACAGGCCTGATGCAGACGCTTTCTGACGGACCGATGAAGACCTTTGTCGACACGGTCATCTACATCGCCAACCTCGGTGCGGGGCTTAACTCCAGCAACACCGGTAGGGGCGCACTGCGGGTTTTCGGAGTCGGGGACAACAACAGCAGCCTTTCGCTGGGTGTCTCCTCGCGGGCAACGGGCGGCATCGGGGGCAGCGACAGCATCCTGTCGCTGGGGGTCTCCTCTCGGGCAACAAGCGGTACTGGGGACAACAACAGCAGCCTGGCACTGGGAGCCACTACCCTCGGCGCGGGCACCGCGGCAGGGTCATTCGGCTTTGGTAGCGGCGATGCGAGCAACCGCAATGCGGGGGGAACCACCACCGCGGCGGCGGCGGCGGGCGACGCGTCTGCGTGGGCCACGCCTACGCCGGGGGCGGTAACTTCGGGCTTCGGCATGCGAACTATCGATGGCCAGAGAAAGCACCACAACGGAACCGACATCGGTGCCCGAGAGGGAACACCTATCCAGGCCATTGCCGATGGGGTAGTGGTCACTGTGGCGGATACCGGAAAGGTGAGCTGGGGTAAGTACGTAAAGATTGACCACGAAAACGGCTACACCAGCCTCTACGCGCACATGTCCCAGACGCTTGTCGCAAATAAGCAGCGAGTCAAAAAGGGCACCGTTATTGGAAAAGTCGGAAACACCGGCGCATCACGGGGGGCGCACCTTCACATTGAAATTATGAAAGACGGCACTCACGTCGACCCGATGGGCGTTCTCAATGGGTCTCAAACCGTCGGAGATGGAACCGCGGGAGGTACTGCCGCAGGGACAGTGGATTCCGCTAGTACAGGAAACAGCCTTAAAGCGGGGATGCCCTCTGCCACCAAAATGAGCGGTAGTGGATTGCTCCCCATAAACCAGGACCTCACCTCCCTAGTCACAGAACAACTCTCCACCCTGGAAACCTTCGGGTTTCGGCGGAAAGACAGCGCCACCGGCGGCGACAACAGCAGTATTTCATTGGGAAGTAGAACTGGCCAGCGGCGTTCGCCATCGACCTACATGCCGGGGGTCCGCCGTGCCAAGAACGGCGACTCCTACGTTGCGCAAGATGGACCCGTCAATGTCCATGCGGGGGAGGCAATCCTCAATGAGTCGGATGCGCGGTCCTACCGCCAGCAGCAGCTGGGCCTTCACAGCGGTGGCGGAGGAGCCAACGTGACTATCAATGTCACTGTCGCCAGCGCCTCCGAATCGGAGGCTCGCAAGCTTGCCAGCAAGGTCAAAGAGTACATCGAAGAAGACGCAATGATGAGCCGAATGGGACGCCACTAATGTCATCACCAGTTCCCCCGTCCAAAACCGTAACTTCTAGCCCGCCAAAGCCCAACATGATAGGGGACCTTGCGCGCATCAACGCGAGACTCGAAGAACTGCGGAAGCTCTTACGGTTTGGAGAGGGACTTAACAGTGCGGGACTCATTGTGGCGTTTGCCGGGCAAGCCTACTTTGCGAGGTACGGCTTCATCCCCTCCTCTATTGAGAGCGTGAGGAAAATACAGGGCATCTGGTCGCTTGAAATATCCCAGCTCGTGCGCGAACGGTCAAAACTTCTAGCGCCCACGGAACGCCAAGCGCAGCAACAGGTAACAAACAGAGCAGTTGGGCTCAGCCTCGGCGTGGGCAACGGAAGTGGCACGGGCCTCATGTCCCAAGGCATCCTCGACAGGATTCAAGGAAAACAACAGGGAAGCAAAAACCCTGACGAGAGAATACAAAACGTGGGCATGGTCACCGAGGCCTACTTCAGCCCACTGACCTCGTTTGCCAAGACCTTTAACCTCCAGACCAATAACCGCCCGCGGGTAATTCAACAGGCTGAACAGCTGTGGGAAACCAGTGCCGGAAACAAGGGCATCATTCAGTCCTTTGTGCCACGGTCAGGGCTGAGTAGCTACTCCTTCAACGCCGCGCTGCCTAGCGACGTTAAGACCAACACACAGTCTCGTTTTGGGTTCCAATTCCACTACAACCCCGGCAGCATCGACATGACCTACGCCGGAATCCCAGACATTGACGTGGGTTATGTCGGCTCCGGCGAGGATGTGTTCAACCTCGTCGGCTCGCAGGTCTCTCAGGCCAGCATTTCATTTCAGCTCATCTTGAATCGCGTCTTTGACATGCAGTACTACACTGCGGCAGGACAGTTACGCAGTGATTCCCCACCCAGCCTCTACTCCCCGCAAAAACCGAGCGCTAAAGACCAAGAACAAATCTACAACCGCGGCACGATGTATGACGTTGAGTTCCTGCTCAGCAGCATCCTGGGGTTTCGTGCCGGTACCCAGTTCCGCGGCAACACTGCTGACCTCGGCTGGATTGGCGGACACCCGGTGGAGCTCTTTTTAGGGAAGTCGCTGAAGTACCTGGCAATGACCCAGGGAGCGTCGCTGCGGCACATCATCTTCAATGAGCGAATGGTGCCAACTTTCAGCACCTTGAGCTTGACGTTTAACCGAATCCCCGACTACGCGACATCCGGCGACAGTGGAGCAACGGGTGCTAGCACGAGAGACGCGGCCACCCCGCCGCCGCCCACCACCACAAACACCTCCCGCGGCAGATTCGCCGTCTAGTAAGTAGAGGAGATAACCATGATTATGAGCGACAGCCGCTACGTTGATAGCCCGGTGTACTTGTCGTACAACGCCAGAAAGCGGCAATACGACGTCACCGTGCCCCGCGCCTTCCCCCGCGTCACGGGAGAGTTCTTCTTCTACGTCTGGAAAAGTGCCGACCGCATCGACCAAGTTGCACTTGAGCTATTGGGTAATGGCGACCTATGGTGGCGCATTATGGATTACAACCCTGAAATCCTCAACCCCATGGTTATCACTCCCGGCACTCAGTTGCGGATTCCGGCTAATGCTTAAGTCCGGGAACGCGTATCGGTTTAGTGGACAGTACTCTGTCGAGCTACCCACTGTCCCTTCGCTCACCGCGCGGCCCAGCATCTTGGAGCTACATCAAGCTGTGGGTCAGCACGACATCGCGGTGCTGACCTTTACGAACTACCGTCCCGCGTGGAGCAACCTGCTGACCACCGGAACTCCCATCGTGCTGCTGCTGTCCAACGGAGAAAGCACCCTCCGTTGGACCGGCTACGTCAACTTCACCTCGCAGGTCAACGCCGCGCAGCTAAAGCGGCCCACCAAAATCTACTGCATCGGCTCATCCTTCCCCCTCAAAAACCGCGGGACACGCGTCTTTTCTAACACCTCCATCCCCGATGCAGTAGGCGTCATCGCTAAAGAGCTTGGCTTGAACTTCGTGGGAGAGCCGCATCCCCGCGTTTTTAACCAGCTGTCTATTTCGGGGGAAAGTTACTGGCAGTGGATTCAAGCGCAAGCCGCCCGCATCGGCTATATCGCCATTGTGGAAGGGGCAAATCTTCTCTTCCAAAGCATCGACCGGACCCTGGACAGTCGCATGAGCTACGTCCCGCTGTACTCGCTTGATGGAAACCTCATCAACAGTGGGCTGCGCAACCTCCGCGCACGGACACTGGACTCTTTCCAAGTTCTACAGGGGGACTACTCCGAAGCTGTCGAAGAGCCCCGCACCAGTAAGTCGGTAGCTACCGTGGACCTGGCGAGCAGAGAAGTCATCCAGCAGGAAAGTTTTCCCCAAGAGGTCGGCTCCCCCATACGAGCTGGCCTTTCTGATACGTGGTTTGCCGGGTATGAAACAGAAGAAACAGTCGGCAACCAGCAGGAAGCAGACCGCGCCGCGCAGGATGCGGCACAGCGGGTGCGGCTCACAACGACAGCGAACCTTAAGGGCTTTGGAGACCCACGGGTGGGGGTCTACTCCACTGTTCTGGTGTCCGGCACCGGCAACAGTACGGACGGCTACTGGGCAGTTGCAGAAGCCCACCACCGTATCGACCTCAGCGGGCTGTACACCGTCGATGCGCAGTTGCTCACCGACGGCTTAGGCAATAACGCAGGAAGCACCTTCCGGAGAAAGTTTGAGCATAACAAGGCACAGGTGGACATCCGTTCTAGGCTGGCGTCTATAGGCAATAAGCCGTTAGCAGGAACAGTTCTTAAGGCCCCCATTCGGGTATTAAGCACCTCTATTACCGCCACAAACCGACCGACAAGTCCAGGACAATGGATAGCAGACTAAGGAAGGCACGACTATGGCTGTAAACGTCAGCGGTGAGCGCGCCCTGGGCTTCCCTTTTCGATTCTCTTCCCGGCTAGTGGCGAACGAAATAGTCTCTCCCGAGCAGATTTGGGACCAACGAGTGCGAGCGGCACTGCTTACCCGAAAAGGAGAGCGGTTTTCTCGGATGGCGTACGGTTCCCGACTCGCAGAGATGGTGTTTGACGGGGGGCAGGTAAACGAGACCGCCATCAAAGACGAGGTGGGACGAACCTTTTCCGGGTTGCTTCCGGCTCTCACCCTGGACTCCGTCGAGGTGGTCTGGGATGAGTTAGCAAAACAGACTCTCGTCGCAATTTCGTATCAGCTCCCTAACCAGGACACTGTCACCACATCAATCGGTTCCCTCCTCATCGACGGAATCTCACCACCTAGCGAGGGACCCGCGTGAGCATTTCAGACTTTTCCAGCCCGGTAGCCATCGACTACACCAGCCGAGACTTCTTCTCCCTGCGCGAAGACCTCATCGAGCGCGTCCGCGCGCGAGTGGGCAGCTGGTTTGGCAATGACCCCGCAGACTTTGCTCTAGCCCTCGTCGAGGCCTTCTCGTACGTCGGAGACGTCCTGGGCTACTACACCGACCGCGTCGCTAACGAGGGCTCTCTCCTGACAGCGACTCAGCGCTCCAGCATTTTGGCGCTCGCCGCTTCTGCGGGGTACACCCCCAACGGTTTCTCTTCGGCGTTTTGCACTGTCCGGGTTACCAGCCAAAGCGACCAAGCAGTAGAACTCCCCGCGGGAGCTGAAATCTCCGGCAACTATCTTGTCGGAGATGCCGTTGAAAGCGTGGTGTTTACTACCTCCGCCTCGGCCACGGTGCCCGCTAACGGCACTGCTTCCGTCCTTGCCTTTCACGGTGAAGCCATCTCTTCTCGGTATCCTTTAGCAGCAAATGCAGCAAGCACCGACATTGCAGCTGAGACCCTTGGAGTTTCAAACGGGGAGCCCTCTCAGCGGTTCTTCCTGCAGGAGACGGAAGTAGCACTTGACAGTCTGAGAGTATTTGTGCAGTACGGGGACTCGTACGGCATCTGGGCTGTGAGTTCTTTCTTGCCCGATGCCGGGCCGACCGACCCCGCCTACTCTGTTGTGGTCGACGCCGAAAACAGGGTCAGTGTCATTTTTGGCGATGGGGTGTCGGGTGCTATCCCCACCGCTTTTGCCGCCATCAAGGCGCAGTACACAGTCGGTGGTGGGGTGCGCGGCAACATCCCTAGCGGAACCCTGAACACCTTAGTACGAATCCCGGGAATGACAGATAACCAAGTGTTTAGCCTGGCGGGAGTTCTCACCTTTACAAACCCCGACACAGGCGTAGGCGGCAGTGACCCGGACAGTGTCGAAGTTATTCGCGCCGCCGCTGAGCAGTCCGTCAGAACTAATGACCGAGCAGTGACCCTCCGAGATTACGGCTCACTGACGTTTCGCGCGGCCAACGTCGCCAAGGCGAGCGCCGTGGCGAGCACCTTTGCCTCCATTACCGTGTTTGCTGCCCCCGTACGAACGACCGCAGTGGGCGACCCCTACCCCCTCTACGACGAGTCCAACACCGCGCTGACCTTGGAGTGGTCGGGACTCCGTAGCGCCATTGAAGATGTCCTTGAGCCACGGCGACAGATTGGTGCAACGGTCACCGTGAGCCCCCCGACCTACATCGACATCAGTTGCAGCGTGCTGTACACCCGCGCGGCGGGGTTCTCCAGCGCCGAAGTCACCGGTGCCCTCCAGGTGCGGTTGTTGGACGCTTTTTCCTACATCAACACCAACTTCAACGCCACCATCTACCCCGAGCAGGTGGAAGCCGTTTTGCGCGAAGTTCCGGGAGCGACCAACGTGCAAGTAACGGCGCTCCACCGCGGGGCATCCGCTGCGCGCGACATCCTGGTGGCACAGCCGGGAGAACTCTTCTACTTCGACCCATCAGAGCTGGAGATTATTCCCGCGAGCGGCGAGGCCAGCGTCACTGCGCTGACCCCGAGCAGCGGAACCCTCTCCCCCGCCTTCAGTGCAGAGTTCTTTAACTACACCCTGCTTGTAGCCACGGCGGCGACAACCGTCAACATCACAGCAGTGACCAGTGCTGCCGCGCGGTTCACTATCGCCGGTGTTGTCGCTACCTCGCAGGTGGCGCAGGCGGTACTGCTCCCCACTGCGACAACGGTTGTGCCCATCGTTGTTGTAGCCCAAGACGGCGTGACGCAAAACAGCTACCGTCTCACAATCGTCAAGGCCTAACTATGAACGCGCCAAAAAGGCTCTACGGACCCTACCGCGGGGTGGTGGTCAGCACCCGCGACCCACTGAACGCCGGGCGCATCCAGGCGCAGGTGCCGAAAGTTTTTGGCACCAGCACTACCGGCTGGATTTCACCCAAGCAGACCGCGGGACTGCCTCTAGTAATCCCGAACCTCGGCGGAGGTGTCTGGATAGAGTTCGAGGGCGGTGACCCCTCCTACCCACTGTGGACAGGGACCTTTGGGACACGGGATTCACGCGTCATTGTCTTAGATGACCTCTCTGACGTCGAGACCGGCGTGCCTGCTGAGGGGCAGGTACTGACCTACGACGCAGTCACCGGTCACTGGGAGTCCCGGCAGTTGCCGCCACAGGCCAATGAGCTCGATGACCTCACCGATGTGGCGGTACCGGCTCCTGCCAACAACGATGTGCTGCGCTACAACAGCGCCACCGGTGAGTGGGGCAGCAGCGACCTGGAGTCCATCCTCCCGGCTATTGCTATCAACGACACCTTCGTCATCGCCAGCCAAGCAGCAATGCTGTCATTGATAGCACAAAAGGGTGACCTTGCTATCCGCACCGATGTCACCAAAAGCTTCGTGCTGGCGGCGTCTCCCGCGACAACGCTAGCCAACTGGAAAGAGCTTCTTACTCCGGCAGATGGGGTCACCTCCGTCAACGGCAACGCCGGGCCTGCAGTAACCCTCGGCGCAGGAGACATCACCACCGGAGTCTTCAGTTCCGCCCAGCTTCCTGCGATTACCTTGGACTCACTTTCGGATGTCGCTACGGCTTCTGCGGTTGCCAACGACTCCCTGGTGTACAACGGAAACTCCTGGGTAGCGGGGGTCACCGGCAGGGGCATGATTATTGGCTCCATTTTCTTGTGGTTCAGCGCGGTGTTGTCTCCCGCAGTGTTGGCGCTAGAGGGCCAGACCATCACCGGCGGTGTCGCCCTCTACCCAGAACTGGCCGCTATCTACCCCGACTGGGTATCCGGAGCAAACCTGATTCTGCCGGATGCCCGTGGGAGGGTGTTTGTCGGCAGAGACACCGGGCAGGTCGAGTTCGATGTTCTGGGAGAAGTAGGCGGTGCCAAGACAGTTTCGTTGACTGCTAACCAGAACGGTACCCATACGCACGTCCAAGACGCTCATAACCATACCCAAGACGCGCACGGGCACGGCATATCCGACCCTGGCCACAACCACACGCAGAACTCGCACAACCACACACAGAACAGCCACAACCACACGCAGAACAGCCACAACCACAGCCAGAACGCACACAGCCACAGTCTGGTGACAGGGAGTTCCAGTCTCGCGTATCAGAACCGACGCACCCCCGGCACTGGCTCAGATATCGGAATCATGGTGGGAGGGACTGCTGGCGGCTTCGGAACATCAACTGTCACCGCAACAAATCAAGCCACTACAGCGTCGAACAACGCGACCACCGCCACCAACCAGGCAACTACTGCGACAAACAACGGCTCGTTTACCGGGGTATCTGTAAACAGCAGCACCGCAACGAACCAGACCACCACCGCTACAAATCAAAACTCCGGCTTAGGTGAAGCCCACAATAATCTCCAGCCCTACCTCGTGGGTCGCTATGTCGTTGCTGTCGCGGGCGGCGCGACAGGTCCCCAAGGACCCGTTGGCGCAACAGGGACAACCGGAGCCACCGGAGCCACCGGCGCGCAGGGTGCAGCCTCTACAGTCCCCGGACCCGTGGGGCCTTCAGGCACTATCACCGGAGCCACCAGCACTCCCCTCAGTGCCGGTGCTACGCCCACTGTCACCCTGGGCGGGACGGCGGAAGCACGCACCTTTGCCTTTGGTATTCCTATTGGCGCAACCGGACCTATCGGTGTCACCGGCGACACGGGAGCCACTGGCCCCTCCGGGACAATTACTTCCGCAACAGCTACGGGGCTGGCCGTTGGTGCCGCGCCTACTATCACGTTGGGCGGTACGCCCGAAGCGCGGACATTGTCTCTCGGCATCCCTGTCGGAGCCACCGGAGCTACCGGCGCGCAAGGTCCGCAGGGTCCGCAAGGTGTCCCCGGTTCCGACTTAGTCACCTCTGTTGCCGGTCGGCAAGGTGCTGTCGTTTTAGCGAAAGCCGATGTCGGTTTAGCGAATGTGGACAACACTTCTGACGCGGACAAGCCCGTCTCTACCGCTCAGCAGACTGCTATACAAAACGGACCAACAACGCTTTTCGGAGGGACACCGTAATGCCCGCGCAAACAACAATTCGACTACGACAGGGGACTGCTACCGAGTGGACCACCGCTAACCCGGTATTAGCAAGCGGTGAGCAGGGCTACGAGGCCGACACTAAGCGGCTTAAAGTTGGTGACGGAGTATCCACCTGGTCAGAGCTAGTCTACTTTGCCAGCAGTAGCGTCACGGTCTCTCCGACAGCACCGGCAACGTCTTTAAGCGGGGACCTCTGGTTCGACTCCACAGACGGTCAGACCTATATCCGGTATGTAGATGCCGACTCTAGCCAGTGGGTTGCCGTATCAGGCACTAGCGGCTCGTTCCAGCTGGGGGCTATTACGCCGTGGGCCGCTAACGCCATTCCGTCGTGGGCATTGGAGCTTACCGGGCAGGCGGTGTCTCGGACTATCTACTCCGGCCTGTTTGCATTGCTGGGCACGAGCTACGGTGCAGGCGACGGAACGACGACCTTCAACATTCCTGACTACCGGGGCCGCACACTGGTAGGGCATGATGCCAGCCAGACGGAGTTCGATGTGCTGGGCGAAACTGGCGGTGCAAAGACCCACACGATGACCGTGGCAGAAATGCCGGTTCACAGGCACAACCTGCAGCGCCCGCCCTGGAAAACCGCCGAAAGAACCGCTGGGAACCAATTTTGGGGACCCGCTGGTGGACCGTACATCCAACACACCGACTCCGGCAGCGTTCAGTTCTCGGGAGGCGATGAGCCCCACAACAACCTCCAGCCCTACACCGTAGTTAAATGGATTATTTGCGCGGCATCCAGTTCTGGCAACTTTGACACTGAAGTACAGACAGCACTGGTGACAAACGTGTCAACGTTGCAAACAGGACAGGCAGCTTTGCAGACTAGCGTTGCTGCAATACAGACAAGACCAATTATTTCTGGCCAAATAGGAACCTTTCAACATCCCGCCGCTCCCACAAAACTTCAGTTTGATGACTTTTTTGTGTCCGGCAGGGGAATTACGTACAACGCTACAACTAGGCGCTTTACTGTGCCAACCGCAGGTGTTTACAGAGTCACGATGAACCCGTTCAAGTTCCATAGCACAAACCCGGTTAGAGTAACAATCGGCGTGAATGATGATGCGCCAACCACGGGCAACCATCGTGGACATGCGTACTCTAGCGGCGCTGACTATCAAACCCTGAGCCTCAACAGCGTTGTTACGTTAGCCGCCAACGACTTCGTTGTTTTTTACCTAGCGCAAGGTAGCTTGTGGAACTTACCGGGAGACCGCTTTAATCAGTTTAGTATCGAGATGATTTCATAATGTCTTTAAATAGCCGTACAAAGTATCAAAAACTGCAAGTGCTAGCGCCTCCGGTTTCGGCGCAGAACTTTAGAAGGAGCACACTATGACATTAAACTTCCCCAACGCGCCAACAAATGGTCAGGTATTTCAGGGCTATCAATACAGCACCCCAAAAGGTGTGTGGCAAGCCTTTCCGCAGGTTAATCCTGGACAATATGGCGCTGTACCTGGCTCGATTATGCTGTGGTTCTCTGACGTAATCCCTACCGCGGCCCTTGCTATGGAGGGTCAGACCATTACCGGCGGTGTTGCTCTCTTTCCCGCTTTAGCTGCTATCTATCCGGCCTGGGTATCAGGGGCAAACCTCGTGCTGCCGGATACCCGAGGTCGCGTCCTCGTCGGCAGGGATGCTACTCAGAGTGAGTTCAACGCTTTAGGGGCGGCTAGCGGTTTTAAGACGCACACGTTGACGGTCGCGGAGATGCCTTCACACACCCACGTCCAAAATGCGCATAACCATACGCAAAACGAGCATGGTCACAACGTTTCTGACCCTGGGCATAACCACTCGCAGAACGCTCACGGTCACCCGATTTGGAACACGGGCAGTAGCCCAAACGGCGACTTCGTTGGCCTGAGCGGGGGCACGCAGGGCGGCTGGGGATTAGCGGGCGGCACAAACAACCAGATTTTTAGACTGACTCCGCAGAACACGACGGCAACGAACAACGCATCTTCCAGCAACGTCTCTGTAATCGGCAACAC